AGGATGGTGGACTTAATCGCCCCGCGCTTGAAGTAATGGCTCTTAAATTCGGCCATGTTGTGCAGCACGGAGGAGTCGGCTAAGGCAGCCTTAGCAGGCGGTGATCCAGGCGCAAGTTCGCTTAAAGCGTTGGGTAGCTTGAAGTAAACAATATCTTCAGGCGCGTAGGCGATGGTATTGCCGTTATCCATCTTGCGCTTATAGCCGGCGATGCCCGCCACGCTATCGTAGATAGGCTCAATGGTGTCCGGCGCAAACCAGCGTAGGCCCAATGGCGCATTGCGGAGATTGCGCTGCTTAAACCAAAAGGCATAGCCGCACAGACAAAGCGCGCCCTCGGTCAGTTCCAGCAAGTCGGTGAAATTGTCCAGGTAGGGGTATTGCGTCAGGTCATCTTCGTTGGTGAGGAGTTGCGTATCGCCGCGGAAGATGGCCCACGGCATCGAAGCGAGGCGGTCGGCGCGCAGGTTGACGCAGGCATAGAGCCAGCCCACCACGCTGTAGAGGCTGCGCGGCGTTTGCTCATTGCTACCGAAGTAAGAGCCAAAGACGCTGACAAACTCGTCATGTGACCAGGCCGACAGGTCTTTCGATTTAAGGGATGCGCCATCAAAGAGGGTAAAGCGTTGCATGTGAATAGCCGTAGAACAAAAAAAACGGCGTCACGCCGGAAAAGTCCGGGCGACGCCGTAAGATAGATCGTAGGGCGAAATTATTTAGTTGCTTGCCGTGTTTGTTCTTTCGGGGTCAGTGGCGCATAGCCTAGTTGCCTGCGTAAGAGATGGAGGCGGGCAATCAACAGGCGATGCTCTTGCTCCAAGTCGGCGCGGCTGACCAAAATCTTTACCTCAACTTTTATCGTAGCACGATTTGGCTGCTGTGGCAAGGATTTTTCTTCTTTCACTCGCCGTCCCCAAAGAACAACAATTTGCTACTGCTCTGCGTGCCCTGCCATACCATCAAGGCGCGGCTGACCACCGTATCGTCGTGTAATCCCTGCGGCGCGCTATAACTAGATCGTCCTGTCAATGCGCTGACCTTGCGCTCATAGCTCTCCAACTCGCCCGTCCAAATCGGGTCAGCCAAGAACTGCCATTCGGCGCGCTCAAACGTGAGTGCTAAGTTTTCAATCAGCGGCGGTTTGCTGCTGACCGTCGTTGCAAAGGCAATGACCGGCAAGCCGCTGCGCTGCAATTCCTCCACGATGGGGTCGCCCATCGCATTGCTTTCCGCCAACACAGCCGCTACGCCCCACTTCTCCACCATAGCCGCCAACCTTGCGCGCTGAAAGGCATAGTCAATCTGGTTGAAACGGTCATGCGCCACCTCCACGCGGCAATCGACACAGCCGATAGAGAGCGCGGTCATATCGTTTTGCTTGCCCCAGTCTGCCCCCATCACCAGCGTATGCCCACTATGGGCGGCAGGCGTTGTCGTAGGCGCGTGCATACAGGCATCCAGGTTGCGAAAGACAGATCCAGACCCTTCTAAGAACTCAGCGAGTATCTCTTGCCTATATGCATCCTCGCCCATGTCCTGCGTGATTTCAGCCAACGCCGTCTTGTCCAGGTAGGGGTTATCGTGACTGGTAAAATGGAAGGCTGCCCAGCGGCCTGAGTCGTCACCGATGGCGCGCTGGTAGAGGTGGAAAGCATGGTTCTTGCGCTTGGGCGTGAAGATAAAGATGGCATCGCCGCCATTGTCCAGTAGCATCGGCGCGCCCACTTCCTCCCAGGCTGACGGGTGCATGATGCTGTACTCATCGAGGATGAGCAGATCGGCATAGTCGCCGCGTAAACTGTCGGCGTCCCAGGCCGTCTTGCTGCGGATGCGTCCCTGTCCTCCCGGCATCTCCAGCAATCGATTGGTTTCGTTCTTGTAGATAGCGCCCTGGGCGAGTGGTTCAGCCAACGCTTTCTTGCACGTATCCCAAAAGGCGGTCGTCTGGTCTGCGGTCGGAGCCGCTTCCAAGACGCGGCGCCCTTCCAGCATGGCTTCGATGGCAACATCGGCAACGCCGGTCGTCTTGCCACCGCGCCTACCTGCCACAATCACCTTGCGCTGTGCGTCGCTTTTCTTAAACGCGGCTTGGTTCGTATGTGGTTTATGTAGGTATATCGGCAGTTTTATCACGTAGTGGGCGTCTCAGCGCCATCATCGCCGTAAATCACCTCAAAGACTATTGGCCCGCCGTCCTTGCCCATTACCTCTTGGCGATCCACCCAGAGTTTGTGATGTTTGCCCAGCGTCACCAATGCACTTTGTGCCGGGTGCAATTCAATCTCGGTCGTGACCTGGTTCCAGCTGCCGCCGCTGTTCGTCTCGCCGCTGCGTTCGGTGCGCTTCACCTTGTGGATCAGGTGCGTGGCGCGGTCACGCTTCATGGCCGCAATGTCAATTTCACCATCATCCGTCAGCCACGGCCCCATGTCGGCGCGCCCTTGGGCAGCCAGGCGCATCAACACTTCATCGGCGGTCATGGCGGCTTCATTGAGACGCACACGGATCACTTCCGCGATCTTAGGATTCCTTAGGAGGTCATGGCCTGTCACCCCAAGCGTATTCTCATTCCCCGTATAGCCTGCCCTTTGTGCGGCCCTGGTCGCATTGAAGTCAATCAGGTATTCGTTGACAAAGGCCGCTTGCTTGTCCCGCAATGCCAAAACTTACGCTTCCCTCACATAGATGCGAATCGTCCTATCATCCTCACGTCCGGCAGCCGTGACGATATGGTTGGTCACGTCGTAGCTTTCGCCCACCGTGCCGCCCGTAAGCCACACGGTCACGCTCGTGTTGGCGTTGGTCAGCGTCGCATCATCTACCGTGATGCCATCGTCCGCCGTGACCGTAAAGGTGCTAATGGTGTCGCCATCTTTCAGCCAGTCGTCATCGCCGGAACCGTTGGTCTTGGCGGCCCAATCAAACTTGTAGTCCAGCCGAGCGTTGCTATCCTTGTCGAAGTTCTGGGGCATTGCCTCACCTCACGCTATCGTCATGATGCTCGTGGAAAAGTCAATCGTAAACGTCTCGCCATCTTGTAGAGTGATGGAACTACCGTAGTCATAGCTCCCGATTAAAAGATCGCCGGTAGAGGTTTGATTGAAAAGGCAAATGTAACGGAACGGCCCCACCGTGCCACCGCTGGCGGTCAATACCAGGTCCGTTCCCACCAGCGAGTAGGTGCCGGTCGTCTGGGCGCTACTCGTAATCGTCACCGTGCGCGCACTACAGAATGTGTAGGACACCTGGCTGATGTCGGTCAGTTGCGTATTACTTTGCGCCGGCGCGCTATTGGTCAGCGCCACCTCCAGCACATCGCTGCCGAGGTTGTGCTGCTTTTCGGCTAATGCCTCGACGAAGCTAAAAAATTTTACGAACGCTGCCAATGTCTTATCCTCCTGCTATTGCAAGTTCACGGCTCTCGGCCATCACGATGTACGTTCTATCCTGCGCTTCCACGCTAAAGACCCTTACCTCTGCCGCTACGAAGTAGATGCGCTCTTGCGGCGTTGGCGGCGGCACATAGCCCGACCAGTCGAGATCGACCTCTGTGCCATCGAAGGCGTAGACGGCCTGCAATGCCGCCATTAGGCGTGCATAGCTAAAGGCGGCGTCTGTACCGTTTAGCGTGAAGGCGCCGCCGTCTGCAGCCATCGGATAGCCCACACTCGGCGCGTAGACAAGCGTGGTATCTATGCCAGTCAGCGTGAACGCAGCGCCAACCGCCAATAGCCGGTAGCCCCGTTCCAAACTCGCCACCGTGCCACTGACGGCAAAGGGAGTGGAGGCCGCCGTGAGCTTGACGCCGCGCTCCAAACTGGCGGCTTGTCCCGTTTGGCTAAAAGCGCCCGCATCGGCCGGCATGGTGTAGGCGGTGCCGGCGCTTGCCTGCTTAATCTCGACGCCAATACCGCCACAACGGGCAGCGGCAAAGGTCACGGACGGGTCGGCGTCACTGAGGCGGTACTCGCTCTGGATGGTGCCGACCGGCGCTGTGCTGAAGGCTTGGCCGAGTTCTGTATAGCCGTTAGCCGGTACGATGTCGCCCGATACGTCAGTCGAA